GCTTGAAGGCACAACTAAATATAGCCGTGAATGGCGAGATACAGTTGATCCTTGGTGGGCAGAAAGATTAGATATTAAACATTTGACTCCGCGCTGGGTATTGCAGCAATGGGGAACAGAAGTGGGACGTAGGGCATTCCATGATGATATCTGGATCGCTAGTATAGAAAATCAATTAAGAACTGCTAAAGATGATATAGTCATTAGCGATTGCAGATTTCCAAACGAATTGAAGTCTATTAAAAAAATGAAAGGGATAACTATACGTATACATAGGGGCGCGTACCCTATATGGTACGATGCTGCTATCGTATATTCAAAAGGATATTATACACAGGGCTATCAGCAAGCAATTAAAGAATTACAATCACATGATGTGCATGCCAGTGAATACAGCAGTGTTGGGTTAGACTACGATCATCATATAATGAATGACAGCACTATTGATGACCTTCATAAAAAGATTGATTTAATAATCAACCTGTAAGTCGCCCCGCTTCCAATTCACATCCTTGCGTTTTACGACCTCAACGCAGTTAAGGCATATGGACCTCAGATTAATCTGATTTATATTTCTGAGATCACCGTCAACATGAAACACAGTCATTTGGCTAGGATATATTGATCTGAAACCACATATATCGCATATAGGTTTTTTACTGTATCCTGATTTTTCCCATAATGTTCTTTTTAATTTCTTTTTAGACTTTTTCTTACCGCATTCATCACATATGCTACGGTAATGTGTGACCCCGTCACGGATGTAGTTGACAGCACGAAAGTTTTTATTACATTCTTTACATATAGGTCTGATAGCGGCCATATCTATATTTAATGATTTAACCTTCGAAGGTTACATAACCCGATGTTTTTTTGCAAATGTAATAAATAATAGTAAGCATTCAGGGTTGTTACCCTCAAAATATAACATATAGGAAAAACAAAAATGGCACTTACATCACCAGGCGTAGAAGTTACAGTAATTGACCAAAGTCAATATCTTCCAGCCCCAACAGCATCGACTCCGCTAATTATTCTTGCTACAGCGCAAGATAAAGCGAATCCAAACGGTACAGGCATAGCGCAGGCTACAACTGCTGCTAATGCTGGCAAGTTATTCCAGGTCACAAGTCAGCGTGATCTAGTAACACTATACGGAAACCCATTCTTTTATGAGACTACTGACGGTACTCCAATTCAAGGTTATGAATTGAATGAATACGGTCTGTTAGCAGCATACTCAGCGTTGGGTGTGACAAATCGTTGCTTTACATTAAGAGCAGATATCGATTTAGCAAGTTTAGTGGGTCAGACAGGTCGTCCTGCAGGAGCCCCAGATGATGGCGCATATTGGTTAGATACAACAAACACTACTTGGGGCATCTATGAATGGAATGCAACCACGCAGACATTTACTAATAAGTTGCCTATAGTAATCACAGATGAAGATAATGTGACTGGAGGTTTTCCTTTAGGATCACTTGGGTCTATAGGCGATTATGCTGTCGTAGCATATGAGCCAAATCTAGTACCAAACTTTGCAGGTCAATATTTTTACAAAAATGCTAACAATGATTGGGTGATAGTATCATCAGATGCATGGGCAAGCAGCACGCCAACAATTACAGGCACTAATAGTAACCCAACATTAAGTGTAGGTAATACTTTCACTATTCAACTAGTAGCGTCAGATGATGACATGACTGTATCAAATACTATTACTGTTCCTGGACTAGGTTCAAACACAGTGACAGGTGTTGCTACAGCAATTAATGATTTAGGATATGCGGGTTTGACTGCTTCAGGCTCTACTGGTCGTCTACAAATTTTTGTTTCTAGTTTGTTAACAAGCATGAATGTAGTGATCGGAGCAGGAACTGGTACAGTGCTGACTGACTTAGGTATAGAAGTAGGAACTTATTATCCACCTCATGTAACATACGCTACATCAGCAGGCATGCCTTTATGGGGCACCGGGCAGTCAACACCTCGCCCAACAGGTTCTGTATGGTTAAAGATGGGCAGTTCAGGTCAAGGTTTCGCTCCATCTATGAAAGTATATAATGCAACTGCTGCTTCATTCACAACAAAAAATGTAAGTCTAGCGACTAGTGATCCAGCAGCGACCGCAGCCCTAGACCCTACTGGAGGCCAAGCGATTCCAGCCAACACTGTCTATGGTCAGTATTTTTTCTACAACGAATATAAGCAAGGACCAATTTACTTCTGGAAGCGTTTAGCTACAGGACCAACTGTAGTTACTGGTACTAATACAGAACCAAGTTTTACAGGTGGGCCATATACAGCAGAAATATATGTCACTACACCTAACAGTGCGAACTGGTCAGCAGCATATACAATGTCACTTGCCGATAACTCAGATGCAGCTGATTTTGTTGAGGCATTCCAGGCAGCAGCCGTTCCATATACTACTGCTAGCGTGACTACTAGTGGCGCTATACAGATCACTCATACATTGGGCGGATCGATCATGATTAATGATTTCAGCTCAGTTACTGGTCTCTCACAGGGATTATTAGAAGAGGCTGGATTTGAGGCAAACGTAACAGATGGTTGCAAATATGGTGATATGATATCAACAACTTTTTCTGGTTTATCACAAAGCTCAACTTCAGGCAGCGGTACAGGAGCAACGTTTACTATAGTTGCTAATGGTTCGGGATATCAGGTTACAGCGATTCCATCAGCAGGTTCAGGGTATGTAGCAGGTGATACTATCACTATCCAAGGTAGTAACCTAGGTGGAAGTAACGGATCAAACGATTTGATACTTAAAGTCGGGGCAGTTTCATCAGGTGCTGTTACTAAAGTCACTCTTGCTAGCACTTCTCAATCACCAGTATTCAATTTTGAAACTGTGTTGAGCAACTGGGTATATTTTGAATTTACTGCTAACGAAGGTGCGCCAACAGAATTACCAGCAAATAATACAAACTGGTTCTATAGCGTCACAGACGAAGTAGATATCATGGTAAATACTACAAGTGGTTTCAAAGGTTACAGAAATGTAAACTATAACAGCAATGGCTTCCCGCTACCAACTGGAACTAATGCTACCGATCCAAACGGTCCTATCATAAGCGCTAGCGCCCCAACGCTACAGAGCGACGGCACAGCACTTGTATACGGTGATATATGGATCGATACTAGCGACTTAGAAAACTATCCAGTAATTAAACGCTGGCAGTCAGTAGACGGTGAAGATAAGTGGGTATTGATTGACAATACTGATCAAGTTTCAGGCAGCGGCGTAGTTTTCGCAGATGCGCGTTGGTCAACTAATCAGAATACTATTAATCCTGCGAATGATCCTATACCAACAATCGTGAGTTTGCTCACAAGCAACAATCTAGATTTAGATGCGCCAAATACAGCTAACTTCCCAGTAGGTATATTGTTATTCAATACACGCAGAAGTGGTTATAATGTCAAGCAGTTTAGAACTAACTATTTCAATTCAGTAGCCTTCCCAGATGAGACACTGCCAACAATACGCAGCACATGGGTAAGTAGTAGCGGCTTGCAATCAAACGGCAGTCCTTTCATGGGTCGTAAAGCACAGAGAGCCATGGTAGTACAATCATTGCGTTCAGTGATTGACACTAACTTGTCTATCCGTGATGAAGATAACTTCTTCAACTTGATGGCAACACCAAACTATCCAGAATGTCAGCCTAACATGGTTGTATTGAATGCGGATCGTGGCGAAACAGGTTACATCTTGGGTGACACTCCAATGGGTCTAGCAGAAAGTGCTACAGAGATTCAAGCATGGGCTACTAACGCAGCCGGAGCAACAAGCACAGGCGAGACAGGTTGTGTTACACGCAATACTTATCTAGGCTTGTTCTACCCAAGCGGCATAGCATTAGACCTTGATGGAAATGAAGTCGCTGTACCAGCAAGTCATATGATGTTGCGTACATTCTTGCGCAACGACACAGTGGCCTTCCCCTGGTTAGCGGCAGCAGGTACAAGACGCGGTATCATCGATAACGCATTGAATATCGGTTACTTAGATCGTAGCACTGGCGAATTCCAGACAATGAAGACACGCATTGGTATCCGTGATGTTCTATATATCAACTTCATTAACCCACTAGTGTTCTTCACTGGTAACGGCTTGTTGAACTATGGTAACAAGACATCATTCAATAGCCAAAGTGCTTTGGATAGAACAAATGTCGCAAGACTTGTTGCATATATCCGTCGTCAATTGACTATCGCAGCAAGACCGTTCGTGTTCGAACCAAATGATGCATTGACTCGTCAGCAGATTTCTGGAGTCGTAGAATCATTGATGGTTGATCTCGTAGCAAAGAGAGGAATATTTGACTACTTGGTAGTCTGCGATGAGAGTAATAACACTCCTGCTAGAATAGATCGTAACGAATTGTATATCGATGTTGCAGTTGAGCCTGTCAAGGCTGCTGAATTCATCTATATACCAGTACGCATCTTGAACACAGGTGAGTTGGCAGGAGCATAATGAGAAATAATGAGAGCCTCGCGAGGGGCTCTCAGACATGATAAATACTATACAGTAGGAGAATTTACAAATGGCAACAGCCTCACAATCATTGTTTAACATGACAGTAGCATCTGATAATGCCGGAGGCAATCAGGGCCTGTTGATGCCTAAACTACAATTCCGTTTCAGAGTTAACTTCTTAAATTTTGGAGTTGACGCTGCCGGAGGTCTAAATCTAACAAAGCAAGTCGTTGACTGCTCACGCCCTAACTTGAGTTTCGCAGAAATTCCTTTGCAAGTTTATAACTCTGTTATTAAATTAGCAGGTAAACACACATGGGCTGATATCAACGTCAACGTTCGTGACGATGCATCAGGCACAGTGGCTAAAGCAGTTGGTCAGCAATTACAGAAACAATTAGATTTCGTTGAGCAGGCATCTGCTGCAACAGGTCAAGATTATAAGTTCCAGACAAACATCGAAATTCTTGATGGTGGTAACGGAACTGCTGCTCCAGTTGTGATTGATACATGGGAGCTATATGGTTGTTTCCTAAAGAGCGCAAACTATAACACATTAAACTATGGCACAAACGAAGCAGTGACTATCGCACTTGCTATTGCATATGATAACGCAATACAGTCACCACTTACAAGTGGCGTAGGTCAGGATATCGGAAGAATACTAAGTGGCGCTACTGCGACTGGTATCGGTGCCGGCACTTAATAATTAGGAGATCCTGTTCATGGCAGGTTTTTTCCAGGATCTCCTTAAGGGTGTTGGCGAAGGATTCTTCGGCAATCACTATCTTAGGGACTACACTCACGCAGCGAAAACATTTAGGACGAATTCTTATCAGAATGCGCCTAAATACAAGTTTGTATTTCACACCTACTTCAACATCAATCCTGAAGCGTATCCTACAGGTGTGAATACAAATTATGCTTTGCTTGTTAAAAACATTAAATTACCTAGTTATGGTTTTAATACTGCTCAGTTAAATCAATACAATCGTAAAAGAATTGTACAGACAAAATTACGATATGATCCTATACAGATAGTTTTTCACGATGACAATGGTAATACTATCAATAAAATGTGGTATGCATATTACACCTATTATTATGCTGATGCTACTAAACCTACAGTATTTCTAGGCAATAGAGGAGCTACAAATGCTAGCCCACCTACTAGTGCTACTCCGGGCACTACGAATGCTGATTATGATGTTAATAATATCTACAATGATAGCATACAAGGTAATGATAATTGGGGTTACATAGGCGAGACGAATACTCCTAGAAATGGAAAGAAAGTACCTTTCTTTAAAAACATTACAGTGTTTGGTTTCAATCAACATAACTTTACTGCCTATACATTGATAAATCCTATAATAACAAGTTTTGCTCACGATACATATAATTATGAAGAAAACAATGGCGTGATGACTAATAATATGTCTATAGATTATGAGACAGTTGTATACAACGAAGGCGCTATCGATGGTCGTAAACCAAATGATATAGTGACTGGATTCGGCGATGAGGCAAATTATGATAGAACTGTAAGTCCAATAGCAAGACCAGGAAGCAATAGCAACATATTAGGTCCAGGGGGATTGCTAGATGCAGCAGGAGGCATAGTAAACAAATTAGGATCAGGAGATATTGGTGGAGCTATTTTAGATGCCGGTACTGCAGCTGCCACAATTAAGAATTCAAATCTAAAACAAAATTTTAAACAGGAATTAAAAGGT